GCGGCACGCGATTGGCCAGGTCTACACACGGAAGAAGAAGCACGCAGAAGATCTGCCGTTTGAGCAGGGCGTTCCCGCCGCGGAAATATCCGCCGGGGAACTGATCCAGCAGCAGCAAGCGATCCTGGCCCGCAACGGCGAGAAGAAGCAGCTGCGGATGAAGCGTGATCAACTGGGCCAGCAGGCGCAGGCTGCCTCCGAAGCTGTCTTCTCTCTGCGGGCCAAGCTCCGAGAGGCAGAGGCTGGCCTGCATACTCTGCAAGAGCAATTTGCCGCAGCGTCCCGGACGGCCGAGTCGCTCATTGACGAGTCGACAGCGGAGCTGGAGGCCTCGCTAGCCCAGATCGACGACACGAATCGGCGCATCCGGATCAACGCCGAGAAGTTGCGTGCCGAGCAAGAGGCTGCGGAACTCAACGAGCAGGTGGAATCCCTGACGGCGAAGCTCGAGTCCGTCAGGTGCCAACGCACCACACTGCTGCACAACGCTCAGCTGCCTCTGCCTGGGCTGTCGGTGGAGGGTGGAGAGCTGACCTACCTCGGCAAGCAGTGGGACTGCATGAGCGGCTCCGATCAACTGCGGGTTGCTGTGTCAATCGTCCGCCAAGTCAGGCCAAGCTGCAAGTTCGTACTGCTCGACAAGCTGGAGCAGATGGACGTCCAGACCATGACTGAGTTCGGCCAGTGGCTGGAAGGCGAAGGGTTGCAGGCGATCGCCACGCGAGTCAGCACAGGCGACGAATGCAGCATCATTATCGAGGATGGGCTGGTTGCCGGTGCGTTGCCGACGACCGTGGCCCCGTCCATTCCTGTCGGCATTGACGAGGGGTTTTGATCATGGAGTTAACCAGGGGATTGCGGCAGGAGCCGCAGAGAATTGTGATCTATGGTCCCGAGGCGATTGGCAAATCGACACTCGCCAGTCAGCTACCGGACCCGGTGTTCATCGACGTCGAGGGGTCCACGTCGGACCTGGACGTGTTCCGCGCGCCGTCACCGTCCAGTTGGCGGTCACTGATCGACATGACCAACGAGTTCATCACCAACCATCATGGGCGGAAAACGCTGGTGATTGACACGGCGGATTGGGCGGAACGGCTCTGTATCGCACACATCTGCGCGTCAAACAACCTGACGGCGCTCGGTGGACAGGAGGACTATGGTCGCAGCTATAACCTGCTCGAAACCGAGTGGTGCCGCTGGCTCGATGCACTCTCGCGCGTGGCCAACTCCGGCATGCACGTGTGCCTTCTAGCACACGCCAAGATGCGGAAGTTCGAGGTGCCAGATCAGGAGGGCGCCTACGATCGCTGGGAGCTGAAACTCGAACGCAAGACGTCGGCGGCGCTCAAGGAGTGGGCCAGGTGCGTGCTGTTTCTGAATTACAAGACCTACGTCGTCGCTGGAGATCGCAAGGGCGAGAAGGCGAAGGGCACGGGCGGGAAACGGATCATCTACACGAGCCACCACCCTGTGTGGGACGCGAAGAACCGCGTCGGCCTGGCGGATGAGCTGCCACTGGAATACGCGTCGATTCAGAAACTGTTCGCTCCGCTTCCGCAGCCGGTAGCAGCTGCATCGGCACCGCCGTTGGCAACCACGCCACCGGCTGCTGTGCCCACGCCGGAGCCACCACAGCCGGCAGCTGCTGAGCCTGCACCGATGCCACTTGAGACGCAGCGGGCGGCTACACACCATGCATTTCTCGGCCCGCTACTGCAACTCATGCAGCGCGATCGCGTGACGGAGCGTGAGGTTCAGCTGGCCGTGGCCAAGCGAGGATACTATCCAGCCGACACGCCGCTGGAAAACTACGACGCCCAGTTTGTGGCCGGGCGTATCGTCGCGTTCTGGCCGCAGGTGATGGGACTGATCAATCAGATTCGGAAAGAGGTGGCGGTATGAGCGACAACGAAGAAAAAGTTCTGGGCTGGGATGACCCGATCAGCAACGACGAGCAGGGCGAATTCGTGACTGCTCCACCTGGCGAATATGCTTTCGAGATCGTCGATTTTTCCCGCGCTCGCCACCAGGCAAAGCCGGACGGCAAGATTCCGGATTGCCCCAAGGCCATCGTGACAGTGCGTGTTTACACACCCGACGGCGACAAGGTGGACATCAAGCACAACCTCTACCTGCACTCACGCTGCGAGGGCATGCTGTGTGCGTTCTTTCGGGCGATCGGACTCCGCAAGCACGGCGAAGTGTTTCGCCCGGACTGGTCGCGCGTGATCGGGTCCAAAGGCCGCTGCAAGATCAGTGTGCGGGAATACGTCGGCAACAACGGGACGAAGTATAAAGCCAACGACGTAAAGGCCTTTCTCGATCCACCAGACAATGGGCAGCAGGCTGCCGCGACGCCACCTCCAGCGACAACACCAGTTGATGAGGGATTCTGACGTGGAACTCAGGCCCTATCAACACGCGGCTCGCACGGCGATCTTCCGCGAGTGGGACGCGGGACGCCGGCGGACACTGCTGGTGCTTCCTACGGGCACGGGCAAGACCATTGTGTTTTGCTCTGTGTCCGAGGAGGTGGTTCGCCGTGGTGGCCGGGTGCTGATCCTGGCCCACCGCGGCGAACTGCTTGACCAGGCTGCGGACAAGATGCAGCAGGCGACAGGCTTGGCATGTGCCCTGGAGAAAGCGGAGAGCACGTGCCTGGGCGAATGGGAACGCATCACGATCGGCTCGGTGCAGACGCTCATGCGGCCGCAGCGGCTGCGGAAGTTCCCGCCAGACTACTACAGGACCGTGATCGTGGACGAGGCACACCACGCACTCTCCGCCACGTACCAGCGGGTGCTATCGCACTTCTCCGAGGCATCCGTGCTGGGTGTGACAGCCACGCCGGACCGCGGCGACAAACAGAACCTCGGCCAGTATTTCGACTCGCTGGCCTATGAGTACACGCTGCCCCAGGCTGTGAAAGACGGCTACCTGTGCAAGATCGTGGCCAAGACCGTCCCGCTGCAGATCGACCTCGCAGGAGTCAAGCAGCAGAACGGAGACTACCAGGTGGCGGGCCTAGCCACTGCGCTCGATCCGTACTTAGAGCAGATCGCGGACGAGATGCTGCAGCACCGCGACCGCAAGATCGTGGTGTTCCTGCCGCTGATTGCCACGGCGAAGAAGTTCGCGCACCTATTGCGGTGCCGTGGCCTTACGGCGACCGAGATCAACGGCGAGTCGCAGGATCGCACGGAGATCCTCGAGCGATTCGACAAGGCAGCTGGTGGCATCCTGTGCAATGCGATGCTGCTGACTGAGGGTTGGGACTGTCCGTCAGTGGATTGCATATGCGTGCTGCGACCGACCAAGATTCGCAGCCTGTACTGTCAGATGTTGGGGCGCGGGACCAGGATCCACCCGGGCAAAGACAACCTGCTGATCCTGGATTTCCTGTGGCACACCAGCACGCACGAACTGTGCCGGCCGGCGACGCTGGTCTGCGAGACTCCAGAGACGGCGACGGCCATGACCGAAATTCTCGCCGATGCCAACGGTGCCGAAATGGACCTCACGGACGTCGAGCAGCAGGCTGAGTCGAATGTGGTAGCGGAACGCGAGGAGGCGCTGGCCAAAAAGCTCCGTGAGTTGCGGACGAAGAAAGCCAAGTTGGTCGACCCACTGCAATACGAAATGTCGATCGGTGCCGAGGACCTCGTGGACTACCAGCCGTCATTTGGTTGGGAGATGGCTCCTGCATCGGACTCGCAGATCGCGGCCCTGGAAAAAAGCGGCGTCTTCGCTGGCGAGATCGAAAACGCTGGCAAAGCCTCGCTACTGCTGGACAGACTGCAGAAACGCCGACAAGCCGGCCTTGCATCACCGAAACAGATCCGGCTGCTGGAACGCAAGGGCTTCCAACATGTGGGCCAGTGGACCTTCGATGCTGCCAGTCGGATGATCGCTCGCATTTCCGCCTCCGGTTGGCGTGTTCCGTTCGGTGTTGATCCTGACACATTCCTGCCTGACACGGAGGTTACGCATGACACCACTGGACTATTTGCTTAACCGACTGAATGCGGAAATGCACGAAGGCAACATGCACGGTTGCCTGCGTGACGTTGGCCGCCTGGCCGGCGGATACGCGGCAGCGGGCAGCTTGTCAGCTGATGGCTTAGACCAGCTGGCAGCCACGGCTGAGCGGCTGGCGATTAACAAGGTCGAGGCGGCCGAGAAGTGGGCGGAGGCCGTTAAGTATGGACGCGGCGAGCCGGTGCACTGGGACCGCCTGCAATCGCAGGTGCCGGACCGAGCCTACGACTGGGACGATCCGATCGGCGGGAACGAATATCAGATCATCGATCCACACTGGATTGAATCGGTTGAAACCACTGAGCCGGACACATGGGATCCGGTCGCACAAATCTCCGAGTACCTCTCTGTGCTGTTCTCCTCGGAGGAGTATGTCGGATACGTGACTGAAAGTTGGGAACGGGACGGCCGGCGGCTGCCGTCTCGCGGCAACTACGACCGCACGGCCGGCCAACTGCTCGAGGAGTTGGCGAAGTACAGGGACTTCGGCGCCGTGTTCGGCGACGTGGATCCGGAAGTTGGTGCCTGGATCCGCTTCAATCCATTGGACGGCCAGGGCATCCGCGACAGCAACGTGACCGACTTCCGCTTCGCGTTGGTCGAAAGTGACGACATGCCCGTGGATCAGCAGCGTGGCGTCTACGAGCAGCTCGAGCTGCCGATTGCAGCGCTCGTGCACAGCGGCAACAAGAGCCTGCACGCGATCGTGCGCGTCGAAGCCGGCGACCTGGCGGAATACAAGCGGCGGGTAGATCTACTTTACGAGGTGTGCGGCCGGAACGGTCTCACGGTCGACCGGCAGAATCGCAACCCGTCCCGCCTGAGTCGCCTGCCTGGGTGCGAACGGTGCGGGCGCCGGCAGTACCTCGTAGCCACCAACATTGGCAAGCCGTCCTGGGCGGAGTGGGAAGACTGGATCGAGGCGGTGAACGACGATCTGCCTGATCCGGAATCCCTGGCCAGCCAATGGGACAACCTGCCACCGCTCTCCGAGCCGCTCATTGACGGCGTGCTGAGGCAAGGCCACAAGATGCTCGTCTGCGGTCCGTCGAAGTCCGGCAAAAGCTACCTGCTGATCCAGCTGTGTGCGGCCATCGCCGAGGGGCGGCAGTGGCTCGGTTGGCAATGCACGCAGGGGCGTGTGCTGTACGTCAATCTGGAGTTGGATCGGGCCAGCTGCCTGCATCGGTTCCGGGATGTCTATCAGGCCTTGCAGTGGCCAGCCGCAAACCTGCAGAACATCGACGTCTGGAACCTGCGGGGTCAGGCCGTGCCGATGGACAGGCTGGCCCCCAAGCTCATCCGCCGGGCGAGCAAGAAGCGATATACAGCCGTCGTGATCGATCCCATTTACAAGGTGATCACAGGCGACGAAAACAGCGCGGAGAAGATGGCGGCATTCTGCAACCAGTTCGATCGTGTCTGCCATGAGCTGAAGGCGGCAGTGATCTACTGCCACCACCACAGCAAGGGGGCCCAGGGCAACAAGCGATCTATGGATCGGGCGAGCGGGTCTGGTGTGTTCGCTCGCGACCCGGACGCCCTGCTGGATCTGATCGAGCTGGTCGTGAGCGACGACCTGCGGAAGCAACAGGAGAACGTGGCCATCTGCAATCTCGTGGCCAGGGAGCTGGATCGCCTGGCCCCAGGTTGGCGGGCCCAGGCCTCCGACGACGACCTGCTCTCTGAGACGCAGATGCGGGCCCTGGCGTCGCGGCTGCTGGGAGACAGGTACAACACGACCATCCTGCCGTTGGTCTATCCACAGAGGCAGCAGGTGGCTTCACGATCCGCCTGGCGTATTGAGGGGACGTTCAGGGAGTACCCACAGGCCAAGCCAGTGGACTGTTGGTTCGCCTACCCGCGACACTTGGTGGACGCGGATGGAGTCCTGCAGGACACCACTCCGCCGTGCGACGTGCCACCGTGGCAACGTGGTGGACAGTCCACCAAAAACCGTTCTGCGAGTCGGGCGCTGGATAGGAAGCTGAAACTCGAAGCCGCCTTCAACACCCTTCAAGAGAACGGCGCAGCCAAGGTCAGTAAGGTCGCTTCATACCTCGACAGAGAGAGCAGAACAGTCACAGAGTGGCTCAGAGACTCTGAGGATTGGACCGTCTTCAAAGGCATGATGTCGAGAAAACACAACGCACAAAACGAGGACGACAACGATGACGACTCGTTTTAGACACCAAAAACTCATTGCGGAAAAAGGCTTGTTTTATGCCTATTTCCGTAACCCATGCGAACTACACATTACACACCGGAAGGGTTACGGAAAAAGGCTTGTTTTATGCCTATTTCCGCATTTAGCTACACCCCCGGAAGGGTTACGGAAAAAGGCTACTTACTACGTAAGAGAGGAAAAGGTGCTGTGGTCGCACTTTTCCCCTCCTCACATAGTTTCCAAAATCGCAGCACGCGAAACCAGGAAGCCCGTGATCGTGGACAGGATCTCAATGACGCTCCCATACCCTCCCTCGGTAAATCACTACTGGAAGACTCGGGTATTGCGGCGAGGTGCGAGGTACGTGCCACAGGTCTACGTCAGTGAGGATGGCTTGAGGTACCAGCAGGCTGTCGCGAAACATCTCGACGGCGTCCCCCGGTTCTCTGGCCGGTTGCGCGTGCAGGTCCTCGTGCAGCCACCAGACGGTCGGGCCAGAGATCTCGACAACGTGCTGAAGTGCTTGCTCGATTCGCTGACCAAGGCTGACGTGTGGCATGACGATCAGCAGATCGACAGCCTGCTGGTTGTACGTGGTGATCAGACGAAAGGCGGGTCGGTGCTCGTACTCGTGGAACCGTTTGAAGAGACCAACGCATGAACATCATCGAACTGGCCGAACTCATCCGCAAAATGCGCGAGGCTCAACGGACGTACTTCCGCGAGCGATCACCGCAGGCATTGAACGCATCCAAAGAGTTGGAGCGGCGGGTGGATCGTGCGGTGGCGGATGTGCTGGACAAACAACCGAAACTTTTTGGGTAAGGCCGCCCGTGCGGCAGGAGGAGGTTGGTGAACGACAGCGACACAACGATTGACACACGCGGCGAGTCGGTAGTCGTCACGACCGGCGAGCTGCAGACCGTATTCCGACGCGGCGACGATGTGGCAGCAGCGAACCAGATTGCCA